ATCAATCCATTCAAGACAGCTGTTGAATTGGATGGCATTCTATTCAAGCCATGTGGCTGTCCTGTTGAACACAAGGCAGTCTATGCAGTGAGCAAATGTCCAGCGAACAAATGGCCTGAGATCAGTCAGAAATCTCTTCAAGAAGAGACTCTTGAATATATTGCTGAATTGAAGAAAAGAAATAGACTTGTGCCGGGTGACATGGCCAAGATATATCAGCTCCGAAGGGATGTGCTTGGAATCAATGATGGCAAGACAGGCACTTCATGTCCACCATGCTTAGAGAAGATAGTCAATGATATAGAGACAAAGTTATTGCAAGACATCAAGCAACAATCAAAAGAGACTTCAATAGAAGCTCCAAAGAAGACAATTAAAAGAACTAAAAAGAAAAAAGGAGGCACAGATGCTACTGCTTAAATTATATTTAATTATTGCCATTATTCACGTCATTGCATTTGTTGCATTCGTGAAATTCTTCCAAACCAAACCATTGAACAAATTCACATGGATAGGTATTGGGATGCTTGCTGTTGGATTCCCTATCTTCTGGATAGGATTCATTATTGCAAAGATTAACCATAGAAGGTGAATAAGTAGAGAGGCAACTAATGAGAATCTTTCTCATCTTTGTCTTGTCAATCATGGTCGGAAGAGATTTAACAGCAGCGTGATTGATGTATGAGCTACTGTGGGATGACTATCACAGCTCAATGGTATGATTAAGGTATAAGCCATAAGATAGTCAGGAGGGGTAGTCCTTCTTAAGATAGATACCAGACTGATGCACACTACTGATGACATCAGGACACAATTGCGAGAGGCTCATCTGACGAGTAAATTGCAAATAGTGGGAGTCCAACTCTTTGAGAGATCATTGAGATTAGGATACTTGTGATTCTCACTTATGCTCAAGGTCTATCTTCTGAGTAAATTATATACAGTAATAAAGTGAACTCATTTTTCCACTATCAAATATGAGCATATACAAACGAATTAAGAAGACTATTCTTGCACTTGAAAAGATTAGTTTTGACTATGATGGAGTGCTGACTACAAGTCAGGGATTATCATTGATTAAACGCAAGATAACTGAAGGCTATGATGTGTTTATCATTAGTGCAAGAGGTAACAACAGAAAGAATCCAGTCTATCAATTGGCATCTGAATTAGGCATAGACAGAAGTCATGTGCATATCACAGGTAATAATGCCAATAAAGTGCTGACCATCAAGAGACTTGCCATCAACAAACACTATGACAACAATCCAGATGTGGTGAAAAGAGTCAATGAAATGACAATAGCTGAGGGGGTGCTTGTAAGTTATGAGTGATGATCATGCATTTTTGAGAGCTCAGGTGAGAGCTTTCCATCCTAATTGGACAAAAGAACAAGTTGAGGCAGAGATAGAGAAGATACTCAAGGGAGATGATGGAGAAGACTGTCTATATTGTGGTAGTTAATGTGAAGATATGTATGTGAAAATCAAACATTTATTGACATATAAAAAGATATGATAAGAAAGCACATACCAATAGACTCTCTCTATATCAGGGAAGACAATCCTCGACTCTTGAAGAAAGCTAAATTCAAGAAGTTGGTGAAGTCATTGGAGACATTTCCAGACATGATGCTTGTCAGACCAATTGTGATCAATGAGAAGAATGAGATTCTTGCCGGCACAATGAGACATCTTGCAGCTCAAGAGCTTGGATGGGAAGAGGTATTTGTGATTCAGGTGAATTGGAGTGAAGAGGAGCAGAAAGAATTCATGATCAAGGACAATACACATGCTGGAGATTGGGACACTGACAAGCTCTTCAATCTTTTTGATGTGCCTGATTTGATGGATTGGTCAGTGCCAGTGGTACATGAAGTCATGCTTGACTCCTTGCCATACTCAGACATCACATTCAGATTCAAGGACAAAGATGCTGACTTCGTCATGAGCACATTGAAGGAGCATGGCAAGACATTGGAAGAGGGACTATTAAACTATTTGAAAAATGGCAAAGGATAAAATAACAACATCACTTCAAAAGGCAACAATGCTTGAGTCTATTGAGAAGACTCTTGGTGTCATAACTCAGGCGGCAAAGCTTGCCGGTATAACAAGACAAGCTCACTATCAGTGGATGCAACAGGATCCCGAATACAAAGCAGCAGTTGAGGCAATCACAGAAGTCTCTCTTGACTTTGCAGAATCAAAGCTATTTGAATTGATGCAAGGTGCATTCAGTCAGACAGTGACAAGAGACGGTGAGATTGTGAATATCAAAGATGCTCCAAATACATCAGCCATCATATTTTACCTGAAGACAAAGGGAAAGCACAGAGGCTATGTGGAAAGAACAGAGCAAGCCATTGATCTGAAGTCAATCAACATCACAATTGATGGAGGGGTGAATATATGACGGCACAAGAAAAAGCTAAAGAATTAGTGGATAGGTATTGGATATATCTGAGAGCTGGACTTATGTATGATGATGAAGCTAAAGAGGATGCGAAGCAATGTGCATTGATAGCAGTAGATGAACATTTCAAAGGCATGTCATTGACCTTTGGATGTATTAATGATAGAAGCTTTAAATTTTGGCAAGAAGTAAAACAAGAAATAGAGAAGCTATGAGCACAATTGAAATCTCAATAAAATACAGAGACCAGAATCTTGGGACATTCATAGACTTCATGACAGCTGGAGATGATTACATTTCCAAGATGGTGGCTATCACAGGGCTCAAAAGAACACAGCTTCTCAATGTGCCAATGGCAAACTTGGAGAAGTCAGTGAGTGCTTATGTGGAGAATCTCAAAGCTGATGAAAAGCAATTCAATAAATTCATCACAATAGATGGAATCAAATTCGGATTTCATCCTAATCTCAAGAGCATCACTTTTGGAGAGTGGTTGGATTGCATTGAATTCAGCAAGAACTATCCGCACACAATTGACAGACTCATGGCTGTGCTGTACAGACCAGTGACATCAGAGATCAATGATGTCTACACAATTGAAGAATATGACAGCAACAAGAATGAGCACTATGCAAAGCTCATGCGAAAGGTGAAGCTTCCACTTGTGAATGGGTGCATGCTTTTTTTTTCGACATTAACAAGAGATTTACTGAGCAGTTTCCCCGTATACTTGGAGGAGGAGATGAGCAGATTGAAGAAGGAGCTCGAGGAACTTCAGAGAGAGGAACAACTTTAGCATCCAAATACCATTGGTTTCACCTGATTGAAGAGATGGCATCAAGAGACATCACAAAGATTGACTCCATCACAAAGACTCCAGCTGCAACAGTCTTCTTACATCTGTCATATATGATTGACTACTACAACACACAGATGAACAATTTGCCATCTTAATTCCACTATCTATTATGAGTGCACTTAACTACCACTATAAAATCTTAATTGAGAGATTCAAGCAATTCACAAATGCTCATCCTCAATTGAGAAGATTCACACATGGTGAAATATCAGACAGTGATCTGGAGAAAGAAGCTGAATGGCCATGGCTACACATCAAGCCACAAGCAGTGAGCTATGAGACAGGACAGAAGGTCTACAGATTCACAGTATTCATCTGTGACTTACCAAGAGTGGAGGAAGATAAGACAGGCTATGAGGCTGAGTCTATCAATCTATGCTCACTAATCATGGGTGACTTTCTTGCATCATTGCAGTTAGGCACTTTGCTACCAAAAGAAATAACACTTCAGACTCCAGTATCTGCTGAAATCTTCATGGAGGAATACAAACACACATTGACAGGAGTCACTGCTGACATCAATCTTGCTGTGGATTGGAATTGGAGTGCTTGTGATGTTCCAGTAATACCAAATTAAAAGCTATGCCGACAACAAGTACAGGAGCAGACTATCTTGATCTTATAAATACATCAGGTGGAGGGGGTAGTCCAACAGGGCCAGCTGGAGGTGACTTAACAGGCACATATCCAAATCCAACTGTGCATAGAATTCATGGTGAAGATGTGCAAAGCGGCACACCATCAGTGCATGACATACTTGCATATGGTGGAAGTCCAGCGAAGTGGAGGCACTATAAAATACCTATCATCAATAAAATCAAGATAACTGATGGCACTGCTGTAACAGGAACAACAGCCAACACATTAACAGATAGCATCTTAATTCCAGCTAATACAGTTGCAGTAGGTGATATTCTATCAATTAGAAATAGAGTAAGGAAAACAGGCACAGCTGGACTTCTTTCAGTGCGTGCTTATGTCAATACAAGTGCAGCAATAGGGGGAGCAAATGTGGCAATATCTTCCAATGCTAACACTTCAAGATTCTCACAAATGGTGAGACAATTAGCAGTTAAATCATCTACAAATACTGAGAGCTTTCCCATTTCAGGGGTATACACAGATGATGCTCAGACAGGAACTGTGGTAGTTAGCTCGAATATAGATTGGACAATTGACCAATACCTTGTGATATCAGTTCAAAACACAAGTGCCGCAGATAGCACAATAAGCTCATTCATTCATGTACAAATCAACAAATCAGTATAATGGAAGAACTACAATTGAAAGGAATGGAAGTGACATACAGAGGAGAGCAATATCTTCTCCATTCATTTGAAGCAATAGATGAGCAGTGCATTCACTTGCATTTAAACGAGGGCATTTATGCTGTCACTTTACCTTGCAAGATTAACACGAAAGTAATTGCTACACTTGTTGAATTCGAGGAGGCAATGCAATGAGCATTCTCGCTGAATTATTTGAGAATGGAAAATTGCTTGAAGTCATGATGGACTTTGGGGAGGAGGTAGTGCGACAAGCGAGAAGCAACATCAGGATCAGTCAGACCAAATTCGGAAAGAAGAGAAAAGCATCCACAAGTGGAGCACTTCAGGCATCATTAAAATTTGATGTTGATGTGAACACTGGAGCTTTGACTTTTGGCAGTGATTTAATTTATGCTCGGACAATTGAATTCGGAGCACATGGAAAGGAGAGCTCGCCAAAGGGAGAGAGCAAGTGGATGACACCAGCTCGCAAACCACCAGCTGAAGCAATTCTGAAATGGATGGACATGAAGAAAATTAGACTCAGAGAAAAGACTGCCAGTGGAGGAAGCAAATTTGCTAAGGAGACACCAAACAAAAGAAAGTCAGTAGCTTATGCTATTGCCAAGTCAATAGAGAAGAAAGGAATCTCTCCTCTCGAATACTACCAAGATGCATACAAAGAGACACTCCCTGACTTCTTGCCACAGATACTTGATGCCATGAATGAAGGCATTCAGCTCCACATATTAAACCAATCAAGAACACTTAAAACAATGAAGCAATGAGCATAACACTGTTGCAAAATCCATATGAATACACACCTATCAAGCAGAAGCTTGTACTTGTTGCATCATCCACAGCAGTGGGTAATACAGGGTTTAGGTATATAGTTGAAGTTGCTGATGGTGGAACTAACTCACAGAAATTCTATATTCAGCCTAATCCACAAGGAGCTCTTGTATTTGACTTGTATCCTGTGGTTAAAGATTGGATGACTCTTGATGTGACAGATACAGGAGGAATGCAGAACGTCTTCTCAGCAACATCATGTGAGCTGTATTCAGATACTCACAATATCAAAGATATTGCAGTTAGGATTTTTGAGGGTTGGAATGTGCTTGGGGTATTCACTGAGAATCCTGATTCACTTCCATCAGTAAGATTCAACATGAGTGCATTCAATGGAGCTTTTCAGAGCTTTTTGGGATATCAGCCTGATCCACAATATTACTATTCACTTGAGTCCAATGTGAGAGATGTGATGACTGACTTGACTCAAGACACCTACAACTTGTCTCATCTCATCAGTCAGTATTCATTAGGAGCTACAACAGTAGGCATGATTGCAAATGAGGCAGACTTTGGAGTGGTGACTCTTCCCACTGATGATGGCACAAGACTCTTCAACAATAAGATTGATAGAATTCAAGTGGTTCAATACAATGCAGCTGGAGCTCCAATTCAGACAGATACATTCAGCATCACAATGACTGAAGGCACATTAACTCATGCACCACTTTATCCAGCAAATATCAACAGCACATTTGGACTCAATGCAAATTGGCATCACTATCTATGCTCATTCACTTATCTTGGAGCAGCAAAAGCAAGAGCACTTGCTGTATTCAAGGGAGATGATGACTGCCGCTTTGATAACGTGAGACTTGGATGGACTAACTCAAGAGGTGGGTGGGACTTCTGGAACTTCAACAAAAGAAGCGAAGATCAATACCAGATTCAACGAAAAAGATTCAGAAAGCTTCAAGGTAACTATGCAGAAGCTGGATCAGCAAATCCATTCTCATTTTATTCTTATGATAGAGGACTCACAGAGAGGTCTCCATTTGTTGAGAAGATGACAACGGTGAGAACAGACTACTTGAGTGAAGCACAATTTGAATTCTTGAAGAATCTTGCCTATTCAGAATCTGTATACATCATCAACACTGATGGCACTTCATATCCTGTCGTAGTGGAAGACAGCACATTCACAACACCAAAGCCAAAGAGCTACATGAAGCAAGGCATGTCAATTCAATTCACACTTAAACATTCAAATGATTGGGCCGCATGAGTAATGTAATTCTATACCTTACAGATGATCTTGGAAATACCAAAGCAATTGACTTGTATGAGAATGAGTCAATAAGCTATTCCAATTCATTTGCATCCATCTCTGACTTTGTGCCAAGAGGAGCATTCTCAAGAGAATTCAGAATCCCATCTACACCAACGAATGAGAGCTTCTTTGGAGCACAGCATCAGGTGGGGTATATCAGCGGTGGTATTGACTTAAAGAAGAAAATCAAAGCTCTTCTCACAGTTGATACTTTGCCAATAGCTGAAGGTCATGTGCAATTCAAGAGAGCATTGACACAACAGAGCAAGCTCTTTGAATATGAGATTGCATTCTTCGGGGAGATTGTAGATACTGCACGAAGCATCGGAGACAAGATGGTGAGTCAATTAGATTGGAGCTATTTTGACCATATCACTACCTATGACAACATTGTTGATATCAATGACTCAGTGCTATTCGGTGGGAATCTATTGTACACATTAACAGACAAAGGTCAGAATTGGACAGAAGCTCCTTCAGCAACAGGCAGAAGAGTGCTATCCACTGTTAATCCTATCTATGCCAATGAGCTGACTCCAGCGGTAAGAATGGATTGGATACTTGACAAAATCTTTGAGGAGGCTGGATTCACTTGGACAGGAACTACAATCAGAGACCATATCGATGACATCTACTATCCAATGACTTCAGGGAATCCACTTGTCACAGGGCAGTATACAAATGATGCAAGTAGATTCAAGGCAGAAGTGCAGACAGATCCAACAACAATCACATTCACTAACTACACTGCACAGATAACAGGATTCACAGACACCTTTGATCCATCTGGAAGCTTTGCCACAAATAGCTACACATCGAATGGCAATTTCAAAATCACAGGAAAGGTATGGATGGGATTTCAATTCAATACACAATTCAATGAGACGTATAGGCTAAGAATTAAGAAGGTCAGTGGAGCTGTGACAACTTATCACGAGATTCAGAATATCAATGATATGTCCACATTCATCTATGAGGATGGCAGTGGATGGATTCCAGTCAATGAATATCATGTG